CTGATATTCTTATGAGAATAGCTAAGGATTTTGAAAAATTAGCCCAAACATTAAAGTAATGAGTATAGTACTTCCAACTTCCAAAGTAAAGGCTGAAAGAGTTAATCCTAAAAGATTAATCATCTATTCAAAGCCAAAGACAGGTAAAACAACAGCATTTGCTGGTCTAGAGAATAATTTGATTCTAGATTTAGAAAATGGTGCTGATTACGTAGAAGCTCTTAAAGTAAAGATTACAAGCTTGCAAGAGTTACTTGATCTGGTAAAGCTATTAAAGCTGCAGGAAATCCATATAAGTATCTTACTATAGATACTGTAACCGCATTAGAGGATATGGTAATGCCTTTAGCTATTAAGCTTTACAAGAATACTAGTATGGGTAAAAACTATGACGGAGATAATGTATTGTCATTGGCAAATGGTGCCGGATATTTATATTTAAGACAAGCATTCTTTCAAGTTTTAGATTTTATTGATACATTAGCTCCCCACATTATTTTGTCAGGTCACATTAAGGACAAGCAAGTTGATGATAAGGGAGAGATGGTTCTTGCAGCAAATATAGATTTGACTGGTAAGATTAAGTCTCTGATCTGTGCTAATGCAGACGCAATTGGTTATATGTACAGAAAGGGTAACAAAACTATTTTGTCGTTCAAGACAAATGAAGAGGTTACTTGTGGTGCAAGACCTGAACATCTAAGAAATGAAGAGATTGTAGTTACAGAGATGAATGAGAATGGTGAACTTGAGTTTCACTGGGATAAAGTATTTATTTAATTATTAAAAACAAAACAAAATGGCATTAAGCACAACTGATTTGGGCACAGGAGGCTCAGGACTACCAAAAACAATTACTCCAGGTAATCATGTATTAAAGATTAACAGCATTGAACTTGAGGAATTCAAGTTTATTGATGGTGCATATCATTTAATGATGCATGTAGAGACTCAACCTATTGAAGGTTTTGAAGGTTTTATGATTGATAAAGATGATGAAAGTAAAGGCCGTTATGCAGGTCAGATTGGTAGAGTAAAAGCAAGCCAATATGCATTTGCTGATGGTGAAACTAAATCTGGCATTAAAATTCAGAGAGACAGATCTATTTTGATCTTCTTAAGAACTCTTGCACATACCATGGGACTAGATTCTTGGTTCCTTGAACAAGATGGTCAGCATGAAACTATTGAAGACTTTGTTAAAGCATTCAATAAAACTGCAGACTTTAGAGGTAAATTCCTTGAGTTCTGTGTTGCTGGTAAAGAGTATGAAGGTAAAACCGGTTATACTAACTATGACATGTGGTTACCAAAAGCAGAAGGAAAAAAATATGCATTTGGAGCTATTGAAGCTGGTGCAGTAATACCTTATGATGAGACCAAGCATCTCAAAAAATTAGAAGTTAAAGAAGTTAAGTCCTTTGGAGATGATGATGATGTATTTCATAAACCAAAAACATCTTCAGACTTTAGTTTAGACTAACTACTACCTAGATAATTAGGGGGAGTTAGTTATAATTATTGTTTAACAAGGATTTCAAACTATTTCAGGAAACTCCCCCTTTTATTTTATTGGCTATGATTTCTACAAAGAACTTAGTATCTGATTTAGAGGATGTACCTAGAGAATGGGTATTTGAATATTATCTAAACTTAAAAGAGAAACTCATTGGTCAAGATATAAAAATGCTCTCAGCATTTAATGTAAAGGACAAAGTTCCTAGCATGTTTATCTATCGCAATGGGGATTGCTATAAGTTTAAAGATTTCTCTTCTGGCTTTCAAGGTGATCAAATTGAACTTGTCAAATGTTTATTTAACTATGATACAAGGTTCAAAGCAGTTAACAGAATACTACATGATTACCAAGAGTATCTTAAATACAATGCACCTGCAGAAAGAGGGCCTATACAATTTCATGATAAGTTCAAAGTAGTAGATTTCCAAATGAGACACTGGAATTCCCAAGACTCTAAGTTTTGGATGAGTTTTAGGATTTCTTCAGCTATACTGGAGAGATACAATGTTGTTCCATTGGAGTTCTTTACTATGGAAAAGACTGAAGTTGATGGTAGTCTTAGATCTTATAAATTTTCAAGACCTTATGTCTATGGATATTTTAGAGAAGATGGTGAACTGTATAAGATTTACATGCCTAAAGTCCCAGAGAAGAAGTTCATTAAGATCCAGAACTATACACAGGGTATGGATCAACTGCAATATGATTCCAAGTATCTACTGATTGTTTCTTCACTTAAAGACCTTATGTCTTTCAAGAAGCTTGGCATTGGTAATATAGAATGTATTGCTCCGGACAGTGAGAATACAATGATTGGAGAATCTGTAATAAATAAACTTAGAGAAAAGTATTCTAAGATTATTGTACTGTTTGATAATGATGAGCCCGGCATAAAAGCTGCTCAGAGATATCAGGATAAGTATAATATTCCACATGTAATACTTGACATGTCTAAGGATTTATCAGACTCTGTCAGAGATCATGGTATTGAACCTGTGAGAGATAAATTATTATCTTTACTAAAACAAACAGTATGAGTTGGTTATACAAAGGTGAAGTATTTAATGACAGCAAAATTCCAGATGGTGCTGTAGGTTTCATTTATGAAATGGAAGCAATCATTGATGGTAAAGCAGTCCGTTATATTGGTAAGAAAAACTTTTATTCTACAGTTAAAAAGAAACTTGGAAAGAAAGCTATTGAAGCAATGACAGACAAAAGGGCATCTAAATACACTTTTGTTAGCAAAACTAATTATCAAAATTATTACAGCAGTAATAAAGTGCTACAGGATGCGCATAAAGCAGGAATTCCTATAAAGAGATTTATGGTTAGAATATGTTTCTCAAAGACAGAGTTAACATATCATGAGACTAAATCACAATTTGTAAGAGAAGTGCTTGAAAAAGAAGAATATCTAAATGCCAATATTCTTGGCAGGTTTTATAAAATCAAATAGTATGAATGAAATAAATATGATGGCTACCCTTGTCAAATTAGCTGACTTGGGAGTAACTGGTATTAAGGTACAATATGAAGGTTCTGGTGATTCTGGAGCTATTGAAAATGTAATTTACACTACAGAGAAAGTAGATCCGGATGAAGAGGCTGCCTTTGATGATATCAATGATATTTATGTATGGGGTCAAGATGTATCACATCTTGAAGAATTAGATTCTGGTCTTAGTTCTGATATAGCAAATTTTGTTGAAGAACAATTACTTAATGATATTGAGGATTGGTGGAACAATGATGGGGGCTCGGGTGCAGTATGTATTTTAGTTCCTTCTGGTAAGTATAAAATCTATAATGATATTAGAATTACCCATATTGAAAGTTATTTTCATGAGGGATCTTTAATTCAAAAAACATTGTAATGGCACATCCATATCAACATGCAGTGTCTTCAGCTAGAAAGTTTGGAGGTTCTGCAATAGATTACCTATACATTCATCAATGGTTTGATGAAACTAAATCTTGGGTAGGTCATAGTAAACACAGAATGTTCCGTCACCATAGTGAGGGGATATTTGAATGTGAGCAAAGATTTGGTATATCATTTACTAACTCTGATGGCAAAACTGTATACACAAGATATGTTGGTGAACAACACGTAAAGGAAGATTGCAATGGATATATTCCAAGTGCAAAAGAATGGTTAGATATGATTGCGTCCGGTGAAGTTAAAGACTGGGCTATTAAAACTTTAAAAATTGAAGACTAATGACAAGAGATGAATTAAAGAATCTGATTAACATGTTTCAATCAAGTGATTATGAGAATCATGTAGTTGCATTTCATGCAATTGAGAACAGTCCACTTGATAATAATGAGCTAGTATTATTGTATAAATTTTCAGGACAACCATTTGCACAATGGAAGAAAGAAATTCCAATGACTGCACAGAGGATTGCTGATGTAATTGGTGATGAAGCCATAGCATTATCATCTGCACGTGTGCTTGGTATTATTACTAACAATAAAGCAGCTAAACATGTAATAGAAACATTCCTGGAGTTTTTCATCCGGGACTTAACCAGTATGTTAGGAAGCATAGGGTATCCAATGGATAAAGTTGACATCAACGTAAAAATAAAAGATGATGGACAAAGCACAGAGTCTTAGTAAAATAAGTAAAGAATTAATGTTGAAAGAGCCCTATTACGGGTTCTTTCTCATTATGTTGAATAAAGTTTGGAGGAAAGATCTCCCAACTGCAGGAGTAAGCAAACAGAATATTAATTATCAATTAGCCATCAATGAGGAATTCTGGACTGGTCTAAGTGATGATCATAAAATGGGCTTACTGAAACATGAATTGCTCCATATTGCATTTGGACATCTTACAAGTTTTAGTTCCTTTAGTAACAAGAAACTTGCTAATGTTGCCATGGATATGGAAATTAATCAGTATATTGAAGACTCTTGGCTGCCAGAAG